GCCTTGAGGTGAGACTTGTATGAAAGATACACAATAATATGCTTTTGAGACTTCATGTAAGATACATTAAACTTCTTGGCATAATTGGTCACAAACCAATCAATCAGACGAAGAGATAGATTTGAAGAACCGTCAAGAATACCTTTTACTCGAGCAATATGATCTGCATTTGCATAAAACCTTTCCAGCCGATGAAGGACCCACTGTTCCTGAGTTTGAATCTCCTGCATTTGTTACAATACGGATTCATACGTGTAAAACGGTTTTAGTGTTCTTAAGTAATACAATGTCAATGAATGGTGTTGAATTACTTCTTGAAAAGTATGGTCAAGATGATCAGCGTACAGATGCTTGGCATACTAAACGAGGTGAAATGCTGACTGCATCTGAAATCTACAAAGCGTGTAAAGACGCATCTCCTGCCCTAAAACACGAGATTGTTATGTCGAAACTTGTCCCACGCGAACGAACCCCCGCCGGAACTGGGCCTAAAGCGCTTCTGTGGGGAACGAGGTTTGAACCAATTGCTAAGCTTATTTATACCACTCATTTTCAGGGAGGTATTGAAATTGTTGATACAACCTGTGTACCACATCCTGTTCATTCTTTTCTTGGAGCATCGCCTGATGGAATTATTATCACGAAAGATAAAGATGATTTCAGGTACGGTAAGCTAGTAGAGTTCAAGTGTCCTATTTCTCGAGAGTTTTCTGATAGCACGCCTATTCCGGAAGTGTATTATCATCAAATGCAGTTACAGTTGGAGTGTACTGGCATGCAAGAATGCGAGTACATTGAAATGAAGTTTCGTGAAGTGAATTATTCTACTTGGATGGATGTGAAAGATAAGATCAAATCTTTCTTTATAGTATTTGAAGATGGCGAAGTTGTCTATCGCGATCTGAATGATCAACGCGATGTCCCAACCTGGCGTCGTGAAGTTCTGAATGAAAAAGATGATCGAGATTTCAGCACAACTTACTGGTATTTTGATACTATTCGAAGCTCAACTGTTCCTCGCGATCCTAACTGGCTTTCTTCAAATCTCGAAAGCTTTACTGAAGTTTGGAATACGATTCAAGAGCATCGTAAGAGTGGAACTTTACCCGATCATCCTAAGGAGAAGACCACTCTAGTTCTTTGAAAGGGTCTCAATGATTGATGTAACATCAGAACTCTGTTGAAAGATATGATTCTTTGGAGCATAAACTGTAATCTTATCACCGACGAACGCGTTAGACAACCGATCATCAGAAGGTAAGCTCAGTGAATCACTTAGTAATTTATTAGCACCATCTTTAGAAATAAAGTATGAGATAGTTCCATTAAAGAAATTCTTTTTTACATTGAAATATGTGTCATTTACTGCTTCGGTATGTTCAAATGGGTACCAAATGGTCTTACCAATATGGCAGATATCATACTGTTTGGGAAGATCCGAAATAGCATTGTTTAGACCATTTAGATCATCGCATAGTTCAATATCATCTTCAAGAACTAGATAATTATTATACTTTGGATCATCTCGAAGTTTTTTATATACTGAAAGATGACTCCAGGCACATCCAAATTCACCGGCAGACATTGGCTGACCATTTAGCCTTACTTTGGGATCATAAGTATACGATTCACCTTCATAAGTTAACTTGTTTCCATCCACAGTTATATTCTTTCCATTAACTCCGTAGAATACTTCGGTCTCTATTCCAAGCTTAGAAAGAATCTTTAGTGTTTTATTAATCATTTCTGATCGATCAAACTCTTTTAGTGTAATAATCACAGCCTTGGTACGAGTTATTACCCGCTTCAAATTTGGAAAGAACCCATAAATATTCAAGATTTTCTTCTTCTCTTCACGAATAACATCAATGCGCTGAGACCACCAATCTTCGGCAATAGCCTGATTAATCATTTTACGGGCTGCATCAAAATCATCTAAAGGAAGACGGACAAATGCTCGAGAATCAATGTAATCTTCCAAGTTTGGACATCCCCAATAAAAGACCAAAACTTCGTTCAAAATAGGTTCCCATATCTTTTCAGTCGCATAGTTGGTTTCGGCATTATTTTCGGCAGCAATGCAATATTTAACTTTTGAGTAAATGTTTGATCGCAACTCATCGGGAACTTTGCCTTGATAACAATCAAGATTGTTGTAATTTTGTCGTCCATATACTTTAATCAAATCCTGATTTGCCTTTACAAATGCAACACGAAGTTGGTGTCCGGTATCCCAGTTGTTGCCGCTTAAAATAGATACAACATCGTCGGTCTTTACAGGGAAGCTACTAGGAATGGGAAAGTTCCACTGGACTCCATTCAAGTATTTGTGATCTTGAATGCGATAACATTTTGTAGGATCTTGTTTCGGCCAAAGCTTTGCACCCCAGTTTTTTGCTGGATCATAAACAGTAGGCTCCATCTGATAAACAATTGCTTTTGTCGGATCAAATGACCCAGTTCCTGGTTTATTAATAACCACATGAAAGTCTGCATCATCGGATGTTGTTAATTCAATCGTTTGAGGTACTGGCATTAAAGACCACTCTTCTATCAACTTATTGGACGATTGCCAGTTGCATAACATCTTCACGCGAGTCACATCCTTGATTATAGTCGTTTTCTTAACAAATATGCCGTCCCGTTCACCAAAATATTGAGATCTCGTAAGTTTACCAATTTTGTTCTTAAAGAATCCTAAAGTATTAAATGCTACACAATTTGGATCGGCCATAGCGATTTCCATCATTTCATACACATTTTTACCTCCACGATGGTAACAGTCGTTATCCATTTGATCAAAGCCAGCTTTGAAGTCAAAATAGTCTGACTGATCTATAATACTATCAAAGTTTAATCCCTTAAACTCTTTCTGAATATCAGAATCTACATCTTGGCCCGGAGTTTCATACCACTCTGAAAACACGATCTGTGGACGAACCTCCATACATTTTAGTTCCTTGCACACTTTTACTACATAATCGATTCCATGTCGAATCCCATTTTTTGCAATATAATTTACGAGTATTTGTGCACCAGCCTTATTGATTGAATACGCAAATCCAGCACCAATATTTAAATCATTCTGCATCTCACCAATACTTAGCTGTCCTTTATCGGTAACATAAATATCCTTTGTAGCTTCACGATTTGCACTGAACATATGATATCCTAAAAACAGATAGTCCAATTCTTTAAACAAGCCCTTCTCCTTTATAGATTCGAATTTCTTCTTAAATTCCGGAACAAGAGTTATGTCATCTTCAAAAATTATATAATACTGGTTAGCAGTGTCCGTTAAGAGTGCTTTCCATAGGTTGTAATGCGTAAGCGCACATCCAACAACTCCAATCCGGCTACCAAAATCATTACCGTTAAAGAGCTTTTTTAGAAAAAGGTTAGGTTTGAGTTCAGCTCCATCCACTGCCTCTACAAACTGAATATCACCCATTCCAGCATCATTAAATATTTTTGTTACTTGTTCCTTACGGTCAGGACGGCGTTTGAGATTAATAATCTTGATATTACAAGACTTTGAAAATTGTGACTCGTTATTTAGATCATATGCGTTCTTAATTGTCTCTGAGTTTTTGTCCTTCGTAAGCCGACCAATATGTCTGCAATGAATACCATCAAAAAATGCAGTCTTGTATCCTGCTGCCACCCAACGGTTCGCATAATCCATCTCGAAGAATGTGTTTGGACTATCAAAATTACCCAGTTTCAGAATGACGGATGCATCCATAACACCGGGACGAAAACTGTAGTGAGGCCAATAATGGCAATTTGGGTAATTTACCGTATCATTTTTATGATCGTGTAAAACAAATCCGGGAAGTAGTGGTATGTGACCTCCTAACTGAATATCTTCAATTACTTCGGCATAGTTTCGATTAAACAGAACTTGTTTTATATCGCTCGATTGTTCCAAAAACTTAATAGATTCAGTAATATAGTTCTTCTTCGAATGGAATAGAAAATCATCTTCAATATGAATCCAGTATTTGGGATTTAGTTCATTCATCTTGTTCCAAATAATATTCATGCTTGGACGATGACCCTTTTCAGCTGGCGTCTTATCGTAAAAGACAATCCAAGGATACTTCTTCTTCATTTTTGTTCGATCAGATTCACTAGAATTATCGTCTACACAAAACCAGTAATCAATTTTTTCCTTGTCCAAAAAATGATTCATAATAGAGTTGACAGTTTGTTCAAACAAATCGAGTCGTTTGCAGGAAGTGAATGATAGAAATACTTCGACTGTAGTTGATTTTACCTTAATTGGTTTGGGCGTCTTAATAAGATCGTTTTTATGTTTCTTGAAAAGGAGATTCCAAATTGTTGCTAGGGCTGGGTTTGATGAGGTGTGAATAATGCTTGTTAGTATATAAAACATATCTAAACTATCGATATCATCTAGAAGTTCGTGTATATAGAACCGCAAAACATCAAATATAGCATTTTTAATATTGTCATTCGTAGTTCCTAGAATAATCTTTCTTGCACAAGAAAATCCAAGTGGTTTCTCTTTCGTGTTGAGTGCAGATATAGACGCAGAGTATTCAAAAAGTCCTTCGTATGGTTCGCGAAAAAGGAACAGTTTATTTTTGGGATCCGGGTTGTAGTTCTTATACTTATGATAAAGCATCATAACAAGCTGGTGCATATTCGCACGCCGAAGTCTATCGCATGCAAATACAACTCCTTCAATACGTTCGGAATCAAACTCTGAAGATTTTAGAAAGTAGTAAATAGACTTTTCGAAATTACCTTTTCGTTCATACAGTTGACCCAACATCACGCATGAATAATATCGTTCCTGTACCCAATTTGGCAGGGTATCTGCTACCAGTGTATACCATTCAATTGCATCATCTACCTGATTGGAATCTTTGAAACTTTGGGCGCAGTAAAATGCATACCGATTTGCTAGATCATTTCCGGCCTCTTTTTCCTTGTAATATGCGGCCTTGAGAATCTGAGCATCCTTTTGATATTTTTGTGGATCTTTGCTGCGGTCTCCAGTCTTTCCAGAATCGATAAAGTAATCACCATCGAGATAACACTCACCATTCACCGGCTCTTCGGCTTTTAGGTACTCGTGAAGTACACCAACATACATCCACTTCTTACGATTATTAATTAACTGAGGACGATAGTATGTCATCCCGCTTCCAAACTTTAGTAGGTAACAATCGTGCGTCCATTTTACTGGCAATGTAAAGTTTCCATGCATACTATCGTCGGCATCAAAAATTAGGAGATAGTCGGACTTGTTATAACCTGCACGAAGAGATAGGGTTCGGTTATGACCAAAATCCTGCCACTCGTGCTGCACAATTTCTCCTGGTATCTCCTTTGATGCAAAATAGTTACGGATAATATCTTGGGTCCCATCTGTAGATCCCGTATCACATATTACCCAGTAATCAAAGGTAATATATTTAGCTAGGTTATCAAGTGTGGTTACTATTACGTGG